TTCCACCCAAGCCTATATCTATCAGCAAATCACGCGAGTGTTACTCATGGACACAGGTGCCGGCGAAACTTTTATCTATAGGTACGATCCCGTGTATGCAAAACAATTAACCATAAACAAGGGCGTTGACAATGTGCTGTTATTTGAGTTCATTAATCAACAAGAGAAACCCGTCAACATTACAGGTAGCACGTTCTTGTTTCGGGCCCTCAACACCGCTGGCGATCAAATTTTAGTTGAAAAACCAATGGTCATACTGAATGGTCCTACCGGACGTGCCAAAGTTACGTTAACAGGTCCAGACCTGCTAGAAGTGTTGGCCCAACCTGCTAACTATAGCATACAACGCACCAGTGGCAATTTAACCGAAGCAGTATTTACTAATGCACAAGCAGGTGCCCGTGCTCCGGCAAACATTGTAGACAGCATTTTACCACAATATGTGCCCAGTGCTCCTCTAACAATTCCTACAACCAAGTTGAGTGCTCAAACCAGCCTAGATGGCACAGCCTGGGGAAGTTATAGTCCTGGCAGCTACTGGGCCGGCAATCCCAACGGTGGCAACTATTGGAACAGTTTTGCCAACACAGAATTTTACAGCAGTTTTATTGTACCGGTCAATGCCGTTACAACTGTGCAAATGACGTTGGTTGGTTATACTGGCACTATCAAAGCTCAAGGAGCAGAAAATTACGAAAGTCTTTGGTATAACGTAACCGAATCTACAACTTACTATAATGAAACGCGAACCATTTATATGAACATCATAGGATGGCATCCTATCTTGCGTTTGTGTTTTAACAACAGCATATTTGCTGTGCCCACTCAACCCAGTTCACCGGCAATTGGATATGCCACCACCGAAAATGGCATAGTGACCAGTGTTACTATTACCAACGGTGGCAGCGGCTATTTGGCACCGCCTCAGATTAATTTTATTGGTGATGGTGCTGGGGCAACAGCCGTGGCCACAATAGATCAAGGTGTAGTGACCGGAGTCGAAGTGACTAATGGTGGGTCTGGTTATTGGTATTTGCCCAATGCAGGTATGGGTGCTGGTGTATATCCAAATAATCCCAATCAAACAGGTGCTGCGGTCATAATCAGCACAGGTTATGTAGTAAACCTCTTATATAGATAGTCCAATTCCTCTTGTAGTTTACCAATGAATCTGTTATACTTGTAACATGATTGATGTGATTTCTTTCCTTCCTGCAAAACGTAAACAAACCAGTTCGGGTTGGATAAGTTTCAACGCACCTTGTTGCATTCATCGTGGTGACACACAGGATAAAAGGCAACGTGGAGGAATTAAACCCAATGCCGACAGCTCGTGGTCATACCATTGTTTTAACTGTGGGTATACTGCTAGTTTTGTTTTGGGTCGTAATCTAACATTCAAAGCTCGTAAATTATTAGAGTGGTTAAATGTCCCACAAGAAGAAATCGAACGTATCAATCTTGAAAGTTTAAAGCATAAGAGCATAGAAGGATTGCTTGGTGAACGACAGGTCATTTTACAACAACTACAAAGTATTTCGTTTGAAGATCGAGATTTACCAGCCGATACACAACCACTTAATGAAGCGGCAGAAAAATATCTACTGAGTAGATCAATACCACTGGACTACCCATTCTTATATAAAACAATGCCACGCCCTGGGGTGGTAATTCCATTCACACACGATAATCAAGTGGTTGGCCACACCACAAGATTTTTAGATGATCGCACACCCAGGTATATTCAAGATATACAGCCGGGGTATGTGTTTGGAACAGACTTGCTGCACGATAACTGGACCAATGTTATTGTGCTGGAAGGTGTGTTTGATGCACTCAGCATCAATGGCTTGGCTGTGTTACACGCAGAAATCAACGATGCCCAGGTTAGACTTATACGCAGTTTAGGCCGTGAAGTCACTGTGGTACCTGATCAAGATGAAGCCGGCATGCGGTTAGTAGACCGTGCAGTAGAACTAGGATGGGCAGTAAGCATGCCCTGTTGGCCCGAAGGAGTTAAAGATGTTAACGATGCAGTAATTCGTTTGGGCAAATTGGCCACATTGATAACTATAATGCAGGCCCGAGAAACAAGCCGAATTAAAATAGAACTAAGGAAGAAACAACTTGTTAAAAGACTACGGACTTGATGTCCAAAAATTATTCTTAGAAATGATGTTGCAAGACGCAGAGTCGTATGTGCGTGTGCAGAACATTTACAATCCAGAAAACTTTGATCGCAGTCTAAGACCAGCAGCTGAGTTTATAGCCAAGCACAGTGACCAACACAAGACACTGCCTACTACGGAACAGATCAGCGCCAGCACAGGAGTTAAACTCAATACAATTCCAGATCTAAATGAAGGGCACTTTGAATGGTTCATGGATGAGTTTGAAGGCTTTACCCGTAGACAAGAACTAGAACGTGCAATTTTAAAAAGTGCTGACTTGTTGGAAAAAGGCGAGTATGATCCTGTAGAAAAATTAATCAAAGATGCGGTACAAATATCACTTACTAAAGACATGGGCACAGATTATTTTGGTGATCCTGCGGCTCGCATTAACAAATACTTCAATTCGGGCGGACAAGTAAGCACAGGTTGGCCACAGATGGACAAGATCTTGTATGGTGGATTTAGTAGAGGTGAGCTTAATATCTTTGCTGGCGGTTCCGGGTCTGGTAAATCGCTTGTTATGATGAACATAGCATTGAGCTGGTTACAGGCTGGACTCAGTGGCGTATATATTTCGTTAGAACTCAGTGAAGAACTGTGTGCCCTAAGAACTGATGCCATGTTGGCTGGAATGAGCACCAAAGAAATTCGCAAGGACATTGATCAAGCAACACTCAAAGTCAAATTGGTATCAAAGAAGACTGGGCAATACCGCATCAAAGCCCTGCCAGCACAGAGCAACATTAATGATATTCGCAGTTACATTAAAGAAGTGCAAGTGCAGACCGGCATTAAAATTGATTTTGTCATGTGTGACTACTTGGACTTGTTGATGCCGGTAAGTGCCAAGGTTAGTCCAAACGATCTATTTGTCAAGGACAAGTATGTGAGTGAAGAATTGCGTAACCTGGCCAAAGAACTCAATGTGTTGTTTGTTACAGCTTCGCAGTTGAATCGATCAGCGGTGGAAGAAATTGAATTTGATCACAGTCATATCTCGGGTGGTATCTCTAAAATTAATACTGCGGATAATGTGTTTGGTATTTTTACAAGTCGTGCCATGAAAGAACGAGGCAAATATCAAATCCAGTGTATGAAGAGTCGTAGTAGCACAGGTGTAGGCATGAAAATTGATCTAGACTACAACATTGAAACCATGCGTATTACAGACCCAGGCGAGGATGCAGGCCCAGTCAATTCGTTTGCCAAAGGCAATTTGCTTGACACAATCAAAGCAAAAAGCACAATGAAAGAAACAATAGACGCTGATACTGGTGAAATTGGCAAAATTACCGCAGATGTGCAAAGTGCCAAACTAAAACAGCTATTGGGGCAAATTAAATCCAATTAGCAATATACTGATTTAGTGTTGAATCTCGCTAAATAATAAAAAGGTTCTGGCCCAAAATGCAAAAGAAAACTCGCAGTTTACTAGAAGAATTAGACTCAATGTATATCGAGCGCGATCAGCGCCATGTCATTGAAAACCGCGCATCTAATGTGATAGCCAGTGCTATACGCTTGTTGGAGCAGATCGACGCTAGTTATACAGCCGAAGATGCTCAGAATCTACAGCGTAAACTGATCAACGCTATCAATCAGCGTGACCCAGGCAAATTTACTCGAACAGTGAGACGAACCGATGCAAATTCATGAAATAACAATTAAGAACAAAAACGCCCAATTGAATGAGGGCGTAGGCGATGCCATTGGCAGTGCAGTAGGAAAAACTGTATCTGGTGTAAAAAATGTAGGTAGCGCCATTGCTAGTCCTTTTAAAGACGTTGCTATGGGCTATCAAACTGGTCGTGCAGATCAAAAGACAGCGGCTGTAGCTGACAAGTTCCAGCGTGCCTGGCAACAATATGCTATACAGTGGGCCAAGAGCAATGGTGGACAATACACTGCTCCAGGAGCAGGTGCCGCCACACCCGGTGCTGGACAACAAGGCGTTGCCGGACAACAAGGTGCCGCAACCAATGCAAAACAGAGCCCAACTGGCGGTCCAGTTGATCAACAAGCATTGTATTCAACTATACAGTCGTTAGACAACAAAACCCTGAATGGTGTGGCCAAAATATTGTCACAGAAGGTTGGTCCTGCGGCTACCATGGCAGCCCTGAAAGCTCCTGCTCCTGGCGCACCAATAACCGAAGCTCAGCTGAATGAACTAGGTTGGAATGATATCAAAGCCGGCGCACAGAAATTTGGTGCCGGAGTCAAATCAGCATACCAAGCTGCCGCACCAGTGGTCAAGAAAGCGGCCACAGCCGGAGTAAATGCTGTCAAAGCCGCTCCGGGTGCAGTGGCCACAGCCGCTGGCGGTACTGCTGGAGCAATTGCCGGTATGCCGGCTCGTGCCGGTACAGCCTATCGTGCTAGCAAGGCCACAACCAGTGGTCCCAAGATGACCATGCAAGAATTACAATTGGCTTTGACCAAATTGACCAAAGCACAAGCAACAAAATTATTTGCGTTTGTGCAACAAATTCAAGCAGCTCGCAAGGCCGGCATCAAAGAAGGCGTCATGCCTGCTACCTTGTTGCCAGATTATGAAAATGCTTTAAAAGCATTTGTGCAAAAAAATATGTTGGCCGGTATGCAATACAGCCGATTACAAAATGCTAGCCAAATTGATGACTTGGTTAAAAAACTTGTTGATCCGGCTAACGACAGTGCATCAGCACAAAAAGATCTTTGGAACAAATTGACCTTGGCCGCATCAGTTGCACAGCACACTGCAGCCGGCAGTCCAACTGGTCAACAAGGTGGTCAACAACAATCCTCTGGCGCTACCGCACCGGGCGGTCAACAACAAACCAGCGGCAACGGTGAAACTGCTGAAGAATTAAAACAGACAGTGGCCCAGGCCCTTGGCAAAAATCTCCAGGCTGTTAATGCCGCCGGCAAGTCTATACTTACTTTCACTAACAATTCTACCAATGTTGGTAGCACAGGTGTTCCAGCAGTAGATGCCTTGTTGATGAACATGGGCTTCAATCCGCAATGAACATCCTAGAAGGTGGCAATGTATTCAAAAATGCCAAAGGCCAGGCTTTAACACAACGCATTAATCAAACAGATGTTCGGCCCACTCTGGCCTGGCTGGAAGAATTGCTACCAGGTTTAGATTTACAAGGCAATACATTAGGATCCACTGGCATCAAAGACACTTCGGGTGATTTGGACATTGCTGTAGATGCCAATACCGTTACCAAAGAACAACTAGAAGCAAGACTCAAACAGTGGGCTGCTAGTCACGGATTTAAGCCTGAAGACTATGTTAAAAAGTCCGGCACAGCGGTGCATTTTCTAACACCCATCGTTGGCAATCCTGCCCGTGGCTATGTGCAAACTGACTTTATGTTGCTGAAGAACGTGCCATGGTCAAAGTTTGTGTTGGGCGCCATGCCAGCTGATAGCAAATACAAAGGTCGTGAGCGTAATGTGCTGATGAACAGCATTGCTAAAAGTATGGGCTACAAACTAAATCAAGTAAGTGGTATTGCTGATCGTGTAACCAACGAACTCATTAC